CGACTTTTTGCAATGCAATTATGCTGGGGTCAAATGTTGTAATGATGCCATATCACATGTGGTTTGAGCGTAGCACTCGTGAATGGGTGCAGATAGACACATTACGGATTAAATTTATCCGAGCTGAGACAGAGTCATCTGGTTGGGTAGAGACCGTTAATTTGAGTAAGGGTCATCGTATACCTCAGCATGATTTAATTATTTTTCCCGTGTATGGCGGTGGCGTATTCGCAAATATTGTTAAGCATTTTACCGAACGCACGTATGTGGGAGCGGTGAGAACGTTGTACCGCAACAAATTGGGCGCTGTGATAAATTGCGCAGGCACTAGTTTGTCATCGCTTACAAATATTTACACGCGGAACGTTGCATCGTTCTCATGGCAAGCTATAGAGGTTTGCCGTGAGAGTGGATGGTCGAATGGAGATTGCATGACGGTAATTGTCTCTGATAGTGCGAATCCGCAGGTGGTTGGATTTCATCTGCTAGGAAAAGCTTTGTCACTGACGGGTTCTTCTTGTGTAGTGTATCGGGAAGATTTGGCTTCATTTTTATTGAAGCTTGAAGGCCAATTGCATTTGCATTGTGCCACAGTCGTACCTTGCTCCGCTTACGGAGTCGATATAGGTTTGGTTCCTACTGTACATTATAAAAGCCCAGTTAATTTTATAGAGACGCGCAACGTCACCGTTTTGGGTTCGTGTATTGGGAAAGCCACGTACGCATCAGAGGTGCGACCATCAATAATTTCGGACATTATAGCGGGCGATGTAGGCGCACGTGCACACGGTCCTCCGCCATTCAAGGGGCTTGATGGTTTAACTCCATGGAAGCCTTGGTTTGTAAATATGGAGAAATTATCGCGGGTACCAGTCGATGTCGATGACAACGACTTGGATTGGGCTAAGGCGGATTACACATCACCATTGGTGACGCTGGCACGGGAACATTTGGGCCATATGACACCACTGACTTTAGAGGAAGTGATTAATGGCAAAGAAAGGAGTCGTATGATAACTCCCATGAATTTTGCAACGTCAGTGGGGTTTCCGCTAACGGGGTCAAAGCGTAACCATTTAGAGGAAGTGGGGCGTCGCGATTCTAGTCAGCCCGTTTATGCTTTTAAAACTAGCATTTTTGAGGAGGAATGGCAGCAGATGGAGACTCATTATCTAAATTTAGAATGCGCTCACCCCATTTTTAAGGCTTCTTTGAAAGATGAACCGACGAAAATAGGCAAAGATAAGGTAAGGGTTTTTCAGGCCGTGGGGATGGCCATGCAAATAGGGCTACGGAAATATTTTATGCCGTTGGTCCGTATTATGGGACTATACCCCTTGGTTTCTGAGTGCGCTGTTGGCATTAATCCGCAGGGCTTGGAATGGGAAGAGTTACATGCGCACATGACATTCTTCGGGGCAAGCCGATGTATAGCCGGCGACTACAAGGGCTGGGATACAAGCATACCGGCTAAATTGATTCTAGC